GGGGGTAAGCTGGCAATCTCTGACAACCATTTCAAAAGCTAATTTACCGTCTTTTTGTGTTTTAAAAACTTCAAATTCTGATCCGTATTGGTTTTTCATTTTAATCTCCTGGTTAGTTATTGCTGCTTATGTGATAATCATACTCTTTTATTATTATATGTCAAGAGTTATTTTCAATTATTTACGCAACACGCCAAACAGTCAGCTCAAACTTCCCGGCATCCGTCTCCCGATTCTTTGTTTTGAATTTCCACTTATGACTATGCCCGATTTGATATGACGCGCCGCGAGACTTAGATAATTCTTCCTCAGTCTTGTACACCAGCACGACTGATTGATCAACAGCCATATTCGCGTATGGATACTCAGGAGGACGACCACCCTTATTTTTAATTACTTTCTTTTTCATTTATTCTTTCTCTGGTTTGTAAATAGGCATTGGTATCCAGCCTATAAATTCATCATATTCATACAAGTTATTTAACTGGCTTTTGCTGATTGAATATAAAACCACAGGGGTTTCATCACCATATCGATAGGCCAACAACTTTTGATTACTTGTTATGCTATGTTCGTATAGATCAACCATCGGACGAAGCCGTGAAACTGTTAATGTGTCGATTTCTTTACATTCATGTATCAACTCATCAACCATGCATGCAGCGATATTTTTACCTTGCTTAAGCAGCTTGTTGCGGCGAGCTATCAAGTCTTCTTCTGTTATGACTTTCATATTCTCTCAATCCTATAAACCCTAAACGAAAAACCTTTCTTCAGCCTCGAGCAAGTCACAATAACGTCATCCTTGAATCTGGTTGCGTAACTGTAACAAGTACCATTTGCTGAAAGCATACCTTGATCCATGACCTGTTTAACGTATCTCATGGCATCGTCTACGCCGAAGCTATTTATTATGATTCTTTGCTCTTTCATATTCTCACCTGCATTTAACATACCCCAATAATAACACACTTTATTCATCATCACACAACTTTAATATAAAATAATTGTGATGATTATCTTGACAGATAATAATATTAACGTATAATCAACTCATCAGCAGCACAAACCAACCAGGAGATTAAAATGAAGACAATACCGGCAATAACTAAAGTTTACAAAACACTAGCAGCTTGCTGCAGATATCAGCACAGGCTACCGGCAGGAGTGCAGCCAGTATTTGATATGGTTACAAGGGAGTTAGTAGGTTTCGCTGCGCTACCATCTGGCGAATATTGGGTAACTAAGAAATAAAATACAGTCTAGCAACAAATTTAAAATGTTATGATAAATTAATAGGATGGGAGAGAAAATGAACTGGGTACCAATGAGTAAACAAATGCCGCCGGATACGGATGAAGAAATTTTCATACGCAAAATAGATGGAAGCGAATGGCAGCAAACACCAGCAAATGAAATCTGGATGGATGTTTCAAAAAATACTGCTCATGAATGGGAGTGGGCTTTTTGGAAAACAATAAACAAGGATAAAACAAAATGAACGATAAAGACCAAGCCGCAATTGATCACGTTGCAAGTGTAAGCAAACATCCTCATGCTGCTATGATTGTTAAATGGCTTATTACTGGATGGGATGTCGAGTTTCAACATGCCATAGGGGAATGGAAAATTAGTGACTTTCCAACATGGAGTCCTGGATCAAAATACCGCCTCATCGAACCAAAGCCAGCTAAACCAGCGTATCGTGTTTATGGTGGCGCAAACGGAACAAATACAGTGGATAGACTTCCAAATGGATCATTAAGTCACGGAATACCTGATTGGGCAGAGTGGATCTCAGACTGGATAGAATACGATCCGCCAAAGAAATGGCCGACTCCGCTTGTAGAACGCATAGCAGCAATAGACCTGGCAGCAGCGCAGTGGATTGTTGATCACTGGGATGATTTGCTTGATGCTAAATATGTGACCAAATGCAATTATTCTAGAGATTCTAACATACTTATATCAATGTTTTGCTGGAAATCATCGCCACAAGGCGTGCAGTACTGGAATAACATTGATAATAAACTACGATCATAAACTACCTATACACCCGCTTCGGCGGGTTTTTCAATCACGTAATGCAACAAGGCCAAAGCATCAGCACAATTATCATTATCAGTATCAAATCCACGCTTATTGGCTTCAGCAATCATCATTTGTTTATCAGCTCTACCGTTACCAGTCCAGAATTTTTTTATTTGACCAACGCCGACTCCTGAGCATGGTATACCGCGCTTGTATGCGTACATATTAAGCAAAGCAACATAACCGCAGTATGCTCGTGCTGCATGTAGCCCGTTATGTCTTTTTACATCTTCATACCATATTTCTTTTAAGTCTATGCTGTCCATGTCATCAAGCCATAATCTAAAAAGTTCAAACTTCTTACCGGTGTGATTTTTAGATCCATTGGTCAATCGCTCCCACCCACTTTCTATAGTTGTGTATTTCTTCAGCGCCCAACCGTATTCATTACCTGGATCAATCGCCAATATCATTTTGAAAGAATCTGAACATCTAGATTAACGTTAAAAAACTCATCCTTCTCAGCCATAAATCTATCGCACCTAGAACACAGATATGTATGAACATCGAAACCTGCCTCATGCAAAATCACTCCAGTGTCGCATTCCTTACATAATTCGTAGCCTGTTTCTTTTTCGTGTTTTGTCATAAATCAATCTTTATAAGAACTCAAAATATCATCAATCTTTCTGAAGGATGACATGTATTTTTCCATTCTATCAACATCTTTTTTCGATATACCTTTCAGTCTTGTAATATCAGAATTATCTCTTAAATCCTCCCTCTTAACCATCATTGCGTCACGATTAAGACAAACCCTGTCTATGAATTTTTCGTAACTTTCTCCGTTCTGTTTAGTAAGAGACATGACACCATTTATTACTCTTTCACTCATTCCTATATATCTTAAATCGTCAAAAGTAGCTCCGCAATCCTCAACAACATCATGCAGAACAGCTATTGCCATTAGCTCATCATCTCTTGTTCTTAGTCTCATCATCATTCTTAGCGGGTGAAGTATGTAAGCTCTGCCACCCTTATCTATTTGCTCAACATGCTTTTCTGATGCAAAACGTATTGCAATTGCTAAAATATTCATTTTTTCACCCTATAATAGCTCGTTAGTTAGTTTAAGCAAATCACCTTGCGTCCCGAATCTTTTCTCGAATTCTTTTGGGTGTGAGTGGATTGCTGGGTGTTCCTCGGTTCCATTAACATGATGATTGTGGCACAGCCCTATTGTGTCATCATCGCTCGCTTTCTTACCTATGCTTCTAAATTCCAATCCAGTCAAATGATGAATTAATGCCGGACTAAATACACCGTAGAACTCACGGCAAACAATACAACCAAGCTCAGACAGTCTATTAAAACGCTCTTTCTTGTTCATCCTGATACCTTTCGTTTTTATAAACCGGTTTAATCCGTTTCAAAGTAGCGGCAGCAATAAGCCACTCCATCCAAACACTGAATTTCTTTTTGCCATACTTACTTGTTCTACGCCCTAACATTACAACACCACCATCCCATCCCTGAGCTATTCTTGGCATTGTTTCGCCCTCAAATGCAGCGGTTAGTATATCCTTCCATTCATCTTTCGATAACCTGCACATTGCGCCATTTACAGGCCATTCCATTTGATCAGAGAATCCCTGCAGGTACGGCCATTGAGCCGCATTCTGATCTAACGTTCTGCTAGCATCTTTAAATTCTGCAATAGTTCCATCAGGAGCGGTCATACAGTATTCTGAAGCTCTGCGCCTTGCCTCTGTATGCACAAACCTGAATATCATTTTTTCCATAGCTTCGCCACATCATCCCTAAGTCTTTTATAAGCATCAAACCCGCGCTTTTCTTTTACACCATCAAAATGATCTATAATCCATTCATCATCATGACTTGCAACAAATCTCACCTCGCATTCGTGCCGCTCTTGCTCTGTTGCTTGATATACTTTATCTGATAGTCTGGTTTTCAAGATTCATCTCTTTCATTTTATTAACTATTAACTCTAATTCCTCCAAACTAAACTCTCCGTAAAAATCCTCTAAGTCAAGCATTACTCCACAATGATCATGAATTCTGATTTTTACATTACAGAAATCATCAAAACCATTATCAATTTTTACTTCGTTTCCTTCTCTAACAAAAGTAATATTACTCATATAATCACCTTTAAAATAGTCTCTGCTGTTGCTGGCTTTTAATTACACGCTCTACCGCAGCGTTAAAATAATCTTCGTCTTTCTCTATGCACGTTATTTCAAAGCCCATGTTTAACGCAGCGATAACGCTAGACATTGAGCCGCCGTGGGTGTCCAGGATTGTTTGTCCTGGTTTTGCGTAGTTTGCATAAATCCATTCGTAAAGCTTTACTGGTTTTTGTGTTGGATGAATGCGCGATTCTTTGTTTTTCATGTCACCTTGAAGCATTCCATTCCACATAAAAGCGAATTTTCTTGCGGCTGTTTCAAAAGAAGTGAAAGCCAGTTCAACATCAGCAAAGTTTCCGGTATTAAGTTTGTCCCAAATTATCCAACATGGGGAGTCATAAGGAATTCTGCTTAAGAAATGATTTGCTCCCCATATAACCTGGTTAATTGAACATATCCTTAATAGGTCAAAATATTCTTTTTCTGGTGGCTTCGTGTCCCAATTTTTCTTTTCGTATAGCGTAACTTTCGCAAGTTTTTCACCGCCAACACTTCCATTTATTCCAATTCCATAAGGAGGATCGACCACCGCCAAATCAAAACACTTATCAGACAAATCCTTCATAAATTCCTCGCAATCACCGTGTATCAGTGTTGCTGTGCCTATCTTTATTTGTTTCATTCGTACGCTCTCGACTGCTTAACCGACCGCAGTATTCTCTGCCCGTTAAAATCACTGAATCGCGTTGTTGCCCCGGTGAATGTTGCGTAAACTTCGCCAGTCGCTCCGTTGCGGTTTTTTCGGCAAAGTATCTCAGCAACACCCTTGTTTTCCGTCTCTTTGTCGTAAGCCTCCTCCCGGTAGATCAGTAGGATTAAATCCGCATCCTGCTCAATCTCTCCTGAGTCCCTCAAGTCGCTCATCAAAGGCCGTTTATCAGTTCTATCCTCGACTTTCCTGCTCAACTGCGACAGGACTATCACCGGAATATCAAACTCTTTCGCAATGCCCTTTAAACCGCGTGAGATTGCCCCTATTTCTTGCGTGCGGTTATCCCCGGTTCCTTGCATCAATTGCAGGTAGTCGATTACGATCATCGCCAGGCCATGCTTGCGTTTGGCCTTCCTGCATTGCGATCTGATGTGAGCTATGGTTATGGCTGGCTTGTCAAAAATATGAATGTTTAAATCACTGGAATGCGCTATTGCTTGCGACTTCCCTGCGCGGTCTTCGTGATATCTCAAAAACCGTGATCCTATTTCGCGCCGTGACATTTCAAGCGAGAAAAATATAACGTGACCGGTTTGCGCAACATGCTCTGCAATCTGGCAAGATAAGGCACTTTTGCCCATGCTTGGCCGTCCAGCTATCACGATCATGTTGGCCTTGCAGAATCCACCAGTTAACCGATCTAGATCACGCAGCCCGGTTTGTACGCCCTTGTGGTCTGAATCTTCCCAGTCAACCGCTTCGATTACCGCCTGCTTGAGTGTTACTGATTCTGATTCTTCGTTGCCTTCCAGCAAATCAAACATTCCTGACTCAGCTTTCTCGAGTATTTCTTCGACCGGATTGCGGCTTTCAACATCATCATCAAGTTCGGCAAGCAAGGCTTTAAGCCGTCTAAGTTTCCATTGATTGATAATCTTTGATGCGTGCGCCTTAACGTTTCGCGTCGATCCAACGCTCTGCACCAATGCCCCGATGTATTGCAAGTTTCCAACGCGATCCAGGTCACCTTGTCGTTGCAGTTGTTCTGCAAGCAGAATGATGTCAACAGGCTTGTTTTGTTCAATAAATGACAGCAATGCCGTGAAGATAACGCGATGGTCTTTACGATAAAACGCTTCTGCTTTCAATCCTTCGATACGGTCGAAACAGTCGTTGTCGATCAACAAAGATCCAAGTACCGTTTGTTCGCTTTCAATTAGTTGGTTTTCTGGTTTCATCGGTGATACACGCCTTCGATTATTTTCTTGAAATTTTCGCTTTTAAGCATCCAAGGAAGTTGTATTTCAAACGCAGACCTGTCTTTCGTTGACACCTGACCGGTTAGGAATTTAGATTCTGATGCGTGTTTAAAGAATCCATCCCACCATTCCAGACACTGCCTGTTTTCTTTTTCTTTCCATCTTGTTTTTAGTGCCGCGGCTCTTGCGCCATCCCATGACTTAGGCTGTATACCCATCGGTAGATGCTTGGCATAAAGTTTGATTATTTCTTGATGCGGACAAGGTGGAGTTTTAACATCATCCAAAATGTCATGAACAGTTTCATCGTTCGCGACAATTGATACGTTAGTATCAATAATATCTGTCTCTGTCTCTGTCTCTGTCTCTGTCTCTGGTATATCATTTTGATATCGCCCTGATATCACGTTGATATCGTCAGTATCA